GGCGGAAGGTCTGTTCACCGAGTTGCCCGTGCTTCAGTTCGCCGTCGGGCCCGACCTGCTGGAATTGGAAGCTGCCCGTCATCCGGTAGCGGGTGTGTTCCTTGAAGTCGTTGACCGACGCGATCTTCGCGATGTTCCGCCAGGCGTCCTCGATGTAGTTGTAACCCTCGAGCAGCATCTTGTTGGCGATATTGCTCAAGATTCCGGGCAGCGACGTGGTGCTGAACGCGGCCTGCAGCCAACCCGAGGCGTCACGCCGGAAGCGCGGCAGGCGCTGGCCCGAGGCCAGTTCGCAGAACTCCTGGATGCCCACGCCGCGCAGCTTGTCGGCGGCTTCGAGGATCGGCTCGTCGTAGACGCCCTCGATCCGCGAGTTGGGGAAGCCCGACGCCATCAGCGCCACGGCCTCGAAGACCTGCGGGCTGGTGTTGCGTGGCTGCGACGCCACGGCGGGCACCTGTGGCCGCGACGCGCGCAGCACGTGCAGTTCGGTGCGGCTCTCATCCCAACCTTCCTCGATGGCCTTGGCCTCGAGGTCGGGATGCTTGCCGGCACAGACCTTGCGAATCGCTTCGACACGTCGCGTCTCGGCGGCCATGCGGCGACGCATGTCGGTCACCGGGTCACCCCCGGAATCGTGGGAAGCGGACGCATTGACGGTGCCGGGGGTCGGGGCCGTTGCCGGCGTCTTCGACGGTTGCGGCGTTGCCTCTTGCGCCGATTCGCTTTTGGGCGATTGGGCATCGTTGCCGGCGTTTGCTTCCGGGGAGACTTTCTTCCGGGCAGCCTCCTGGTCGGCGTCGGGTTCAGTGGTGGTTCCGGGGGCGGGGGCGGTAGCGTCCATCGTTTGAGACTCCTTGCTGGTGGCTGCGATACGCGCCGACGTGGCGGTATCCGCACCGCTGTCGACGAACGAGATCTCTTTGAGGATGGCCTTGCGGACCACGTGCAGCGGCCCGTCGAAGGTCCGGCCATTGACAGTGATGCGCTGACCGTTGGGTACGAACTCGGCGTCGACCACGGCAGCGCCGATACTGGCTTGCCAGGGGAAGCCGTTCGATCCGCTCTTGGCCACGTCGCGTGCCCACGACGTGTCGCGGCTGACCAAGCCTTCAGCGACGACCTGGCCTTCTTCGATGAGCACGCGCTGGGTATGGCCCACGCCCTGGCGCGGGTTGTGGTCGAGGCGGACGGGGATGTCCTGGCGGTCGATGGCCAGGCCTTCGAGATCAACCACGACCGGGTGCGGGAAGCCGGTGATCCGCATCACGCCGCCGGTGTAGGCGACCATGCGGAAGCGAGGCATCTTCTTCTCGCTGTTGTCTGCCGCCTCGACAGTCAGCGGGCATCGAAAGCTGAGATACTCAGGCTGGTTGGTCTTGCTCGACATCCGTGTCGGCCTCCTCGTCGTCATTGGTGTTATGGGTGGGAGCTGCGACCGTGTCGGTCAGCCCGAGTTCCTGCATCAGCGCCCGTTCCTTGGCGCGCTGGCGCAGTTCGGTCTCCCAGTCTTTGCCCTGGCGGGCATATTCGGCGGCGAGCGTGGTGGTGTTGCTTGAAAGTCGCGTCGCCTGGGCGTTGGCCTCTTTGGCCGGATCAACGTGCTCGGTGCCGTCGAAGAACCACTGGTGCGGCAGGACGCCGGCGGTTCGCAGGAAAGCGAACTCAGTCATCAACATCGCTTCGTGAATCCACGCGGCAAAGATGCGATCGAGTACCACCTCGGCAAGATGGGCTTGCTCGACGCGGATGGACTTGAAGTAGGTCTGGTGGTCGAGGCGGCCGGAGGCGTAGTTGTAGCCGGCGCTGTTGCCTGCTGCGACGTTGAACGGCAGGTTCAGGCAACGAGCAATCTCGTTGAGGATTTCGTGCTTGAACTCGCGATAGCCGGTGCTCGGCTGCTTGGCATCGACTTGGCCGAGCTTCCAGCCGTCGGGCAGGACGGTGGCCATGCGCTTTTCAAGCTCGACCACGTCCATCGGTTCGAGTGCCTGCGCTTCGCCGTTGGCCGGCGCGTCGGTGAACAAGACGGCAGCGAAGTCGGCGGCGGTCTCGGCGGCGGCGATGACCGCCAGCGTGTAGCGTCGTAGTTGGGCGAACAACGGCAGCGCCGGTGTCAGTTCAGGAATGCCACGGTGTTGGCCGGGTCGATCCACACGGAACCAGTGCACGACGGCGTCGGCGGGCACCACGTCATACTGCGTCTTCCACGCCGACAGGTCGCCGGGGTGCTGGCGCAGAACGGTGTACGTGTGCGGATTGCCGTAGACATCGAGGATGATGCCGTCGATGTCGTTGGATGTGGGCAGAACCGACATGATCGGCGATGCCACCCGGTCGGCCTCCACCAGCTTCACGTCGAGTTGGACCGGCGAATTGATCACCGGGTTGGCCGTGAGCACGGCGAAGGATTCGCCGTCGGTGGCCTTGGCCATCCGCATGGCACGGAGTTTCTCGGCCAGGCCGACGGCTTTGGCCCATTCAGCGAACGCGTTTTCTACCCGCCGGTTGATCTCCGGGTCAGCGGTCAGAAGCTGCAGGCGCGGCCCGGTACCGATGGCGTCGTTGGCGATCGTCAGGACGATGCCCTTGGCATAAGAGTTGTTCGCCACCTCGTAACGAGCGCGTTCGCGCAGCTTCTTGCGGACGTCGGCCGAGGCCGCACCGTCTGCCGACATCGCATCGGCCATCGCCCAGTGCCGAGCGTTCTCAGCAGTGGTCTGCGCCGCGTCGTACCGCGCCCGCACGACGGCGGGCATCGCCGTGCGTCGGCGCTGAGATTTGGAGTTGTGCTTGGAAGGGAACGGCCACATCAGACAGTCCCTCCCGGCGAGAGTTTCGCGAGCTTGACGCCCAAGCCGCGCGTGCGGCTGGCCTTCTTCGACTCGAGGTACTTGTCGGCAGCGATCTGATCGCCGATCGGATGCTGCTCGACGGAGCCGGAGTCACCGCTGGCCTTCTTCGGGCCTTCGGCGTTGGTCTGGATCGAGTTGGACAGGTCTTCGGCCATGGGCTTCCTAAATGGCGGGAGCGGGATTCGAACCCGCGTCCTCCAGGGCATGAGCCTGGCGAGCTACCGCTGCTCTATCCCGCTGGTGGGTATGTATGCCGGTTGAAGCGGGGCTGACCGCTGTCGATGCGGGATGGCGACTTGATGAATCCGATCGATACCCGTAGTGGCACTACGTGTATTGATGGGAATGCTCAACCGCTGGCCTCGCCAATTCAGAAGAAAGTGGCCAAATTGGCTTCAGCGGGCTTGACATCGAGCCGATAGGTGGCCAAAATGACTACGCATGAACGTGATCAAACCCGCCCGCATCCGCGAGTACTGGACCCGATATCGTCGGGCCAAGCCCTCGTTGGAGGATTGGCTGGCGAAGACGCGTTCGGCTGAATGGAGCAGCCTGGTGGACGTGCGACGCACGTTCCCGCATGCCGACGGCGTCACCGTGGCCAGCGGACGGAAGGTGGTGGTGTTCAACATCGGTGGCGGCAATTACCGCCTGATCACCGCCATCCACTACAACCGAGGCAACGTCTACGTCCTGCGTTTCTTGACCCACGCGGACTACGACAAAGACCGATGGAAGGACGAACTATGAGCACCCCCGGAACAAGCAGAACCCGCAAGCATCTGACCATCGGCGACATTCCGACGAAGTGGGACGGACTGCTCGGTCTGTACCCGCTACGTCCGATCCACGACGAAGTTGACCGGGAGAACGTCACCGAGATCGTCGACGCCATGGCCGGCCATGATCTGAACGACGACCAGGAGGATTACCTCGACTCGGTCTCCACGCTGCTGAACGCTTACGAATCGGAACACCATGCCGTGGAGACCCGGCAATTCAGTGGTCTGGAAATGCTGCGCTCGCTGATGGACGAACACGACATGACCGCCGCTGACTTGGGACGTCTGCTCGATGTGCATCGCAGCCACGCGGCGAAGATTCTGCGCGGCAAACGTTCGCTGACCGTCGATCACCTTCGCGTGCTTGCTGAACACTTCCGTGTTCGGCCCGACCTGTTCATCGATTGACGCCAAGCTATGTCACGCCCGATGCCGCTGCAGCTCTGAAAGCCGCACGCGCTGCTGGGTCTTCTGCGGTACGACGGATTCCACTCCGAGCCGTACACCACACATCGACGCCGCCACCGCCGTCCCGACGAGGCAGTCGAGCCAGTGGTTGTCCGGCCGCGACGGGCGCAGCGCCCATTCACGCACGACACGGCCATGGCCTTCGGTGACGGTGCTAACCTCAGAGCCAGCGATGTGCTCAGCAAACAGCCGATGCTCGTTCGCCGATTTGCCGAACAACGTCAAGCAGCCGCGATCACCCGGCGTGGTCGCCAGGCGGGCGTGGACGAACGTCTTCCAGTAGTTGGTATCGAACTGGACGTGACGAATCTCCGTCGTCCGCGACACGTTGGGCATGTACCAGTGATGACCGTGGCGCTCGCCGGGCTTTCGCCGGTACGACGCCATCGGTTTGTTGCCGGCCCGGATGCCCACGCCCTTGGACGGCATCAGGCTTCCTGCTCCCGGAACCTTGAGGCACACGTTGGCAACAACGCCGGGGAGATATCCGCTGTCGATCAGGAGACGGTCGATGCGGGTTGCCCCTTCATTCTGCTGCCACTCGCGCGTCAGTAGATCGGTGGCCAGGCCCTCCAGTCCAGACTGCACTGCGCCCTCAACGCCGGCCCCGGGCATCAAGTCGCCCAGCGTCTTCTTCGCGTCGCGCATCGTGAAGTGCATCCGCTTTTGATCCGGCCAGGTGCCGTAGTCGACCACATAGCCGGTGAAGCCCTGTTCCCATGCCGCGACCACGTAATACAGCAGGCGATCATGCACATCGATAAACGCGGTCAAATGCGTCGCTGCAGCGGGCACGACCTTCCGGGGCCGGCCGTTGAAGCGATCGGCCACTTGGTCCGGCGTGAGGATTTCGTCCTCGGCCTGCTCACTCAGCGGTTCGTTCTGGTACTCGGCAAGAAAGGCCTCTTCATCACGCAGCTTGAGATTGACCGCGTGTTGAAGCGCAGAGAGCTCGTCATCGTTGTAGCGATCCGGCCAGGCGACGACCGCCCCCGCGTCCATGGCCTCCCGGTTCTGCCGATAGAACTCGGTTGCCTCGGCACCGTCACCGTCCGCACGCAGACTGTCGGCGCGAACCTGGGCGTAGCGATCCCACAGCCGCTCTGCTTCGGGACCGGACGGGAAGGCGTACACCATCTTCGTGCATTCGCCTTGCCAGTCGGGGTTGCGTTCACGGTCGAGAATCTGGTCGGCAAGGTCATCGTGATAGATTTTCGTGCAGGTCATGAACCCGGCCATCTTCACGCCGGGTCCGCCCATACCGAGCACGTCGCCATTGAGAATCGCCAGGCGGTGGCGCGTCTGTGTCGCTGATGCCGCCGACTGCCGCGTCTGCGGATCGTCGAGAATGACCAGTGACGGACGGACGATCGAGCCGTCCATCTTGGTGTGCTGCTGGCCACGGATGTTGGAATCCAAGCCGGCGACCGTGACGATCCCACCGGAAGATGGCGAGTTGGGCATGGTCGGCATCACCAGGCGGTCGGCCGACCAGGTGATGTACGTCGGTTCCCCATTGCAGAGCTGTCCGATCTGCCGGCGGGCGTTGTTCTCCAGCTTGCGGATCGGGTAGATCGCCTCGGGGAAATCCGCCAACAGTAGATCGTTGGCCAGCAGGTCGCGCTTGATCGCTTCGAGGATGTTCTTCGCCTGGTCCTCGGCCGACCCAATCAGGCAGACGTACTCGCGGTGCCCATAGAGCACCGCCCACATGCCTGCGACACGCGCGAGCGTGGTCTTGCCGCTGCCACGTGGCATCGCGAAAGCGAACAACCCGCCGTGTAGAACGGCGCGCTCGATCTTTGCCATTACACGCAGGTGATCTTCCGACCACCGAAGACAAAACGCACTGGGGAAGTAGGTTTCACAGAAGGCTCGGAAGCTGCCGGCGCAGCGATCACGGCGATCAACATCTTCCGGCGGCGGAGGCGGGCCAATGTCACGACCGGCACGGCTCTTGGCGAGGTTGCGTTCGGCCTCGCGCTGCTTGCGCTCGGCGTAGCTGATCGTCGCCTTGCGAGGTTGCTCACGGCGCTTGGCCAGCCACGCGATGTATTTCACCAGGCTGATCCGCCTCGGATTGCTTCCGGGGGCGGGGGTGATGCGGAAACCCGCCTCGTTCATCTGGCGGTTGAGCTTGGGCGCATTGAGCACCGGCCCGAGCGGCGTGGAGTTAACCAGTCGGATCAGTTCGGTCGGGCTGAGCTGACGGATATCAATCGCCATCGCCGCCCTCGTCCGTCCCGTTCAGCCAGGCGGCATACGTGACCAGGTTCAGCGTCCCGTCCGCGTTCAGCGGCAG